CGATCTCAGGCATCCTTTAAAGGGAGTAAGGAGAAGACATGCCAACCATTATTACTGCTAGTCAGTTAAGAAGTGTAATTGGCGTGTCTTCTTCCTTGTATGATGACACATACTTAAATGGAATAATAGATACAAGTGAACAGACAATTCTTCCAATGTTGGTGTCATACAAATCAGCAATTCAAAAAACAGTTTTAAATGACAATGTTGCAACTTTTACAACAGTTGGCATTCACGAATTTACTGAAGGGCAATCAGTTGTCATCACAGGATGCGGTTCCCCATATAATGGCACACGAACAGTATTGGCAGACAATCTTGGGCAATTTACCTTTTCTGCCGCAATCACTAACGCCGATGTACTCGAGGCTAATGTCATCCCATCTGGAGTGGCAACCTTGTCAAACGCAACCTCTTATGTCGGTAATCAATCAATCATTAGTGCAGTTTATGCAGTTGCAGTCGAAGTCTTTCAAGCAAGAATTGCAGCAGGCGGTCAAATAGAGGGTGTTGATTTTACAGCCGCTCCGTTCAGGATGGGCCGAAATTTATTTAACAAATGCGTGGGCTTGTTAGGTCCATATATTGATACAGAAACAATGGCTCAATAGTGCCTGCATCAACTTTATTAAGTTCAGTTCGTCAACCATTAGCAACAGCGTTTTCTGGTTTAGCGGCTAATGTTTACAATCATGTACCAGAATCTATAATGAGCCCTGCAATAGTTTTTGTTCCTGCATCTCCCTACCTAGAATTAGACACAATAGGCAAGCAAACAATTCGTTGTAAAGTTAATTTAACTATCACTGCTGCAGTTGCCTACAATTCAAACCCTGGCTCATTAGATAATATTGAGCAATTAATCATGAGTATTCTGGCAGTTATTCCTAACGGATATGTTGTCGGAGCGGTCGAAAGACCAACAGTTACACAAGTTGGCGCATCAACTATGTTGATCGCTGACATAAATGTATCAACCTATTACACACAAACAAACTAAGGAGTCCAAGTGTCTACCACAGTAATCACGGGCAGAGATGTTACCTTCACTATCGGTGGTAACACTTTTGATGCTCAAGCAACATCTGCACAATTAGTTGGCGAAGTAAACCGCCAAACATACGAAACATTAGATGGCAAGGCATATAAGGTTATTGATAACAACTTTACCTTCAATGTAGAAATGCTAGCCGATTGGGGAGCAACAGGATCTCTATGCGAGATACTATGGGGCGTTACCGAATCAGCACCAAACACAGGAATTAACACAGTAATGACAGCCGCTTCAGGCGCAACATTTACTTTCCAGGTACTACCAGTTTGGCCATCTGCAGGCGGTACTGCACCAGATGCTCAAACAGTATCCTTCTCATTCCAAGTAATTGGCGTGCCAGCAGAATCATTTAGTTAAGAAATAGAAACGGGAGCAACTAATGAAACTACCAATAACAATTGAATATAACTCAGGCGAGCAAGCAACTTATGTAGCCCAACCGCCTGAGTGGGCCAAGTGGGAAAAACACACTGGAAACATTATCGGCCAGGCTCAAGACAAAATGGGCATCGGTGATTTAATGTTTTTGGCATATCATGCACATAAGAGAGAAGCGGCTGGCAAACCAGTCAAACCTTATGAGGCCTGGTGTGAAACAGTTACAGATGTAATTGTTGGTGATGCAAACCCAAAAGCCACCCCGCAGGAAGCCTAAATCGTTTATTGATCCAGTTGGCAATTGCCACCCAGATCCCAATGAGCGAATGGACTGAAGCCGAAGACATATTAACAGCAATTGAGATTTTAAAGGAGAGAAATGACTGAACCATCAATCGTTTACGATCCTAAAGAATTGCGCCAAATTTCAAAAGTAATTAGAAATATGGGCGAGATTGCTGCTAAAGAAACTGCCAAGCGTGTTGGAGATATTGCTCAAAAGGAATTAAGAGAAATCCAGAGAGTTGCTGCATCACGCGGCAAGGCTGCAGATCGTATTGCTCAAGGTGGTAAGGTCAGCAAGACATCCGTTTTAGGTGAGATCAAATTTGGTTTTGCAAGTCAAAGATTTTCTGGCGGTGCGACAACACAATTTAATAGTCGCAACGATGTAAAAGGTAATCGTGTTGGTATTGGTGCAGCACATGAGTTTGGATCAAAGGCTTATCCACAATTTCCAAGATGGTCTGGTCCAATGCCTAAAGGTCCAGGATCTCGGGGTTGGTTTATATTTCCAACATTAAGACACTTGCAACCAACAGTTATTAGAGAGTTTGAGGATGTTATCCTTGCAATAAAGAAGGAATTTGATAATGGCTAGAACCTTAACAGTAGCACTAGCGGCTGACATCGATGGCTTGCGTAATGGCCTTAAAGATGCAGAAAAGGTAGTCAATAACAGTAAAGATCAGATTGCCGATTTTGGCAAGAAGGCTGCTGCTGCATTCGCTATTGCTGGCGCTGCTGCTGGTGCGTTTGCTATTGCTGCAGTCAAGGCTGCTGCTGAAGATGAAAAGGCAAGGAAGTCATTAGAGCAAACTATCCGAGCCAATACAAAGGCAACAGATGAGCAGATTAAGGCAATAGATACTTATATTGACCAACAGTCAATTGCTACTGCAACCACAGATGATGTTTTAAGGCCTGCCCTGGGTCGTTTGATTAGATCCACAAATGATGTAACTAAGGCTCAAGAATTATTAAACTTATCACAAGAAATAAGTGTTGCGACAGGTAAGCCATTAGAAACAGTGGCAAACGCATTAAGTAAAAGTTTTGATGGACAAAATGCTGCACTAGGTAAACTTGGTTTAGGTATTGATGCGACTACTTTAAAAACCAAATCTCATGAAGAAATCATGCAGATGCTTAAAGGTACTTACAAAGGATTTATTGATAATGAAGCAACCAATGCTGAGTTTAAATTTAGACAATTGCAGATTGCAGTTGACCAGACAAAAGAAAAAATTGGGTTTGCATTATTACCAATTGTTAAGCAATTTGCAGATTATTTGTTATTAAATGTTGTACCAAGAATTCAAGCATTTGCTGCAGGATTAACCGGTGATAATAGCGTTACTGCTGGTTTAACAGATGCCACTAGAGGCGCTTATGAATTTGGTGAGCAAGTAAAGTCAACTATTAAATTTGTAATAAGCATTAAAGATGAATTGATTGCATTAGGTGGAATTATTGCCACAGTATTTGTGGCCAGTAAAGTGGTTGCATTTGTTACTGCAATTGGCACATTAATTACTGCCATGAAGACATTACGAACAGCAGCCGCAGGTGCAGGTGTTGCCACAGCGTTCGCAACTGGTGGAGCATCTGTTGGTGCAGCCGCAGCAGCATTAGCAGCCGTAGCGGTAACTTATGGCCTATCTAAGTTTGCTGCTGGTGGAGATGAAACAGATTCAGGTGGCAGTTCATTCACATACGGATCTGGAAATCCAATGTTTGGTTTGGGTGGTACTGCCGCAAGCGGTGGCGGTGGATTTGGCGGTGGATTTGGCGGTGGATTTGGTGGAGCAGGCGGCGGTGGCGGCGGTGGCGCTGCTGGTACTACTGCAGCAGGTGCAACAAGTCTTCAAAACTTAGCAGATAGATTGCTTGGTATTCAAGATCAATTTAGCGAATTAACATTTCAGGTTGCCACAGAAGGAATTGGCAAGAAGGCAGCCCAAGCACAATTTGATAAATTAACTGCTGAATTTAGAGTATTAGAGCGCCAGGCAGAAAATTTAACTGCTCAACAAAGAATAATTGGTGGAACACCATTTGGCCAGGCTGGTGGCAATACAACAAACATTTATGTATCCGGTGCGGTTGTAGATCCTGAAGGATTGAATAGAGTTTTAACTGATATTCAAACTCAGTCAACAGCCAGAGGAACAGTTTATACCCCATTTTCGCCATGACAGTATTCACACCATCCTGGAAATTAACAGTCAACGGCGTTGATTATACTAATGTAACAATTGCTAATCTGGCACACAATGCTGGCCGAAAAGACATTTATTCACAGCCAGTGGCATCTTATATGCAATTAACGATTGTTGCTTTAAATAATCAATCTTATTCTTTTGATATAAATGACGGAATTGCTTTACAAGTAAAAGATTCAACCAATACTTATGTCAGCCTATTTGGTGGCAATATTACAGATTTAACAGTTGAAGTGGGAAATGCTGGCGCAACTGGTACTGAAATTCGTTATAGCATTCTTGCCGTAGGTTCGTTGGCCAAACTTGCTAAAACTATATTTAACGATACATTATCTCAAGATTTTGACGGAAATCAAATATTAGATTTATTAGATGATTTGTTATTAAGTTCCTGGAATGAAGTGCCTGCAGGTGAAACATGGGCTGGATATAATCCAACTGAAACTTGGGCTAATGCTGGTGATGTTGGTCTTGGTGAGATTGATACTCCAGGATTATATGAAATGGAAAACAGAGCAGCCAATCCAGATACTATTTACAACATAGCAACAGAAATAGCCAATTCAGCATTTGGTTATTTATATGAAGACAATCAAGGTAATGTTGGTTATGCAGATGCAGACCACAGACAAAATTATCTCTTGACTAATGGTTATGTTGAGTTGGATGCTGGCCATGCTATTGGTAAAGGTTTGAAAACAACGATGCGGGCTGGTGATGTTAGAAATGACATTTACATAAATTATGGTAATAATTTTAACCAACAGGCAACAGCAACAAGCGCATCATCAATTGCAACTTATGGATACAAGGCTCAAAGTATTAATTCTTTATTGCATGATGCCACAGATGCTCAAGCGGTAGCCGATCGTTATATTTCACAGCGTGCTTTTCCACAACCACAATTTGACACCATCACATTCCCATTAACAAATTCAGAAATTGACAATTCTGACAGAGATGCCTTACTTGGCGTATTTATGGGGATGCCTGTTGATTTAACTAATTTACCAAGCCAAATATCAGATGGCAGATTCCAGGGTTATGTTGAGGGATGGTCATGGTCGGTCAGTTTTAACCAACTTTATTTAACTTTAAATGTATCCCCAGTGGCTTACAGTCAAGTGGCTATGCGTTGGAATACAGTTCCCGCGACAGAGGCTTGGAACACAATAGACCCAAGTTTGACTTGGGAGTACGCTACAATAGTGGCCTGATTAGAAAGAGAGAGTAATGGCTAATCCAACTACCAACTATTCGTTTGCTATGCCAACGAACACAGATTTGGTAAAAGATTTACCGGCTGATTTTGAGATTTTTGGTCAAGCGGTAGATACACAGATGAAAACAAATGCTGACGCAGCAATTGCTAAAACGATTGTTGATGCCAAAGGCGACATTATTGCAGCCACAGCAGCCGACACAGTTTCAAGATTAGCAGTTGGCGCAAACGACACAGTATTAACAGCAGATTCATCAACAGCCACAGGATTGAAATGGGCTACCGCAGCAAGTGGTGGTATGACTTTAATTAGTACAACTACATTAACTGGATCTAGCGTTACACTTTCATCTATTCCACAGACTTACAAACACTTGCGATTAGTTTCGCGTAATTTTAAACCTTCCAGCGATAACGCTTATGCTTTTATTAGAGTCAATGCAGATGCGACTGCTAATCGTTACCAAAAACAAGATTTTGGCCTTACAAATCAAGATGATAATGGTTTTAATGCGAGTTCTTGGGATTTTTACAATGGCCAAGACAATGGAACTGCCACAGGTTTAGGCATTATGGATATTTTTGATTATACAAACAGTACAACTTGGAAAATGGCTACAAATTTTACAGTTTTCAATAATGCAACAACTACAACTAATTTTAATCAGTGGAGAGATCAACTGTTTTACAATCAAACGGCAGCAATCACATCTTTAGTGATTACAGTAAATACTGGCACATTTACATCGGGCGAAGTTCTATTATACGGAGTATCATAATGACAAAATCTAAACCACAAATAAAAATAGTTAATTGCGAAACTGGCGAAGAAATTATTCAAGATGCAGATGACAATTTTGTTGAGCAATTAAAAAAAGACAATGCTGAAATGTTAGAAAGAAAAGCGATTATTGAAGCAAAGGCTGCTGAAAAGCAAGCAATTTTAGATCGCATTGGCTTAACTGCTGATGAACTTAAAATGATACTTGGCTAATGAAGCCTTGGTTATCTAAAGCGGCAGTTCAATTTAGAAAACAAGTTGATGACTGCTACCCCGACAGGAATCGTAAAAGTGATGGATGGGTGGCTTCTTTGGCACACTTATCACGAGCATCAAAATCCGATCATAACCCAGACCCAAAAACAGGATGCGTGCGTGCTCTCGATATTACTGCTCGGTTATCTGACGACAAAAGGCTTCCAGAATATTTGGCAGATCAAATTAGACTCTATGGGAAATCTCAAGGCCGCATTAGTTATGTAATATTTAACGGCCGTATTGCATCGCCAATTCTTGGCTGGCGCTGGCGTAAATATAAAGGTGCGTCAAAACACACGCATCATTTACATATTAGTTTTAAAAAAGATCAAGATCATAACTCAGCCGAGTTTGACATCCCACTACTGAAAGGCAACGAATGAAAATCACAAAGAAGCAAAAGGCAATTTTAAAGTCATATCTAAGAGGCGTGCTTGTATCATTTTTGACATTTCTTGCCAGTAATGAATTAGGACTTGATCCTGTTATATCAGTTGCAATTGCAGCATTCGCTGGACCTGCAGCAAAAGCCTTAGATCCTAAATCAGGCTATGAGGTTGATTATGGAATCAATGCGAAATGAGTCCGACAGAATGGGCTGGATTTTTCGCTGGCGCTTGCGCCGTGCTAACAAGCGTGTTTATTGGTTTGAGATACCTGGTTAAAGGCTGGTTAAACGAACTTAAACCAAATTCTGGATCTTCAATCAAGGACCAGATTTCAAGGCTAGAAACTCAAAGTTTGCAATTACAACAGCGTGTCGATGATCTGTTTGTTTTAATATCTAAGAGATAATTTTATTTATGGCGAACACACGGAAACGCAAAAAAATAAATCGTCGCGTAGTTCGCCGTTCCCCTGAACCACTAAGCAAAATCGATCAACATTACATCGCGTTGCATACTTGCTACAAAGCGGCAAGAAAGGCTGGTTTTACACCAGAGCACGCATTCTGGTTAATGACTGAACATAAAACATTTCCTGATTGGATTGTCGGTGATGGCGGTATAATTCCATCTATAGATCCAACAGATGACGGAGATGAAGATTAAAGCAAACCGCAGGTACCTGGTGGTCCCAGATCTCCAAATTCCACTGCACCACCCAAAAGCCGTGTCCAATCTGATCCGCATGGCTAAGCATGAGAAGTTTGATTTTGTTTTAAATACAGGCGATGAATTAGATTTTACTTCCCAATCGCGTTGGGTAAAAGGTACAAAGTTAGAGTTTGCCGAAACCTTAGATCAGGAAAGAGCACTGGCTCAAGATATTTTATTTGATCTAGGAACTACAGATATTGTCAGGTCCAACCACACCGATCGTTTATATACCACATTACTTAAAGGTGCGCCATCCCTGATTGGATTACCAGAGTTGACCTATGAGCGATTTATGGATTTTAGTTCATTAGGCATTAAATTCCACCGCAGGGGGTTTGCCTTTGAAAAAAATTGGTTTCTTGCTCATGGGGATGAAGGTAACATGTCCAAGCACGCAGGCATAACTGGCCTTAATTTGGCCAAGAAATGGAATTTAAACACCATTTGTGGGCATTCCCATAGGCAGGGTGCAGTCCGACACCAAACTGGCTTAAACGGCCGTTATTCAACGATTTGGGGCATAGAGGCTGGACATTTGATGGATCAGAAAAATAAGGCGAGTTACCTAAAATATGCCTCTGGCGATTGGAATATGGGATTCGTGGTCTTGAGTTTTGGTAAGGCTGGCCACCAGGTTGAGTTGATCCCAGTTAATCATGACGGATCATTTAGATATAATAAAAGGTCTTATGGGGCGTGAAACCGATTATCAGCCCCGCACGATTGATGATAGCGTGGATCGAATTGAGGATTCGGGCCTGGTTTAACTCTCTACTCTAGGTTGACAGATCGTTATCTAATCGTTATATAACACGCCGACATTTTTATTGCCGCATTAATTGACAAATGCCATAGTTAACCCATCAACAGGTGAAGGGCCTGTAGATAGGGAGCAAGAAATGACACACACATTAAAAATTACAGCGATGAGCAAGAGTTATTATGTATCTGCTAGTTGCTCATGCGGAAGTTTTAGCAGTTTTAAAAATCTTCCAAAATCTCGCGGTTACAAAACAGATGCAGTCAAAAGAGTTAAATCAGAATTCCAACAACACAAATTGGAATCTAAATAATGTTAACTCACACCAACACTAGACAGGCTGCACTGGATCTAGCAGATCGTGGTTGGCATGTACTGCCATTATTACCACAAATGAAAGATCCACATTTTGGCTTATGCCAACGCGCTTACTTATCAGCAACCACTGACAAGAAGTTAATAAATTTCTGGTTTGATTTTGATCCTAATATCAATCTTGGTATTGGGTGCTATCAATCTGGACTTGTAGTCTTTGATATAGATTACAGAAATGGTGGTTCATTACTTAAAGAGTTTGAACCAACTTACACAGTAAAGACAGGCGATGGATTGCATCTATATTACAGAGCCAATGCTGGTGATGTATTTAGGGGCAAGTTAATAGATGGCATCGATATCAAATGGCGGGGTTATGTTGCAACAGCACCATCAATTCATCCGTCAGGTGCCAGGTATACAGTAATCGATGATCGAGATCCGATCGTCGTACCAAATGCAATAAGGGAGCAGGCTACAAAATGACATTCGAAAATGCAGTGTTTTTAACCATAGGTATAATTACACTTTATTGGTTTGTTGCGTTAAAGATTGAAGACCGCAAACAAACACACTATTGGAGAGGCCGTCGGGATGGGTGGGAACTTCATCGCCGCATGATCCAAAATAAGCAAGATCAGGTGTTCGATTATGACAAACACTGAGAAATTGTTTGATGATGCAATCGCGCTTATTCATACAAGAGGAAGCCATTATGGTCATCCATATCCACAACACAACCGAATCGCTGAACTCTGGTCGGCATATGTTGGTTATCCAATTACGCCAAACCAAGTCGCTATGTGCATGGCACTGGTCAAAATCAGCCGAAGCGTGGAAAGTCCAGAAATCGATGACCATTATAAAGACGCGCTTGCTTACATTTCAATTGCAAAAACCTGTCATGACGCCATGCAAGACAGCACATTAGATTGGATTGATTAATGGCCTTCAATTTAAATGATTATGAAGATGTTGCTACTTTAAACAAATGGTTTATTAGCACATACAAAAATGGAAGATCGGACATTTCAGTCATAAGTCATGATCCTAGAGAAGGATACATTTTGGTCCAGGCTACATTATGGCGTGATGCCAATGATGATAAACCTGCTGCATCAAATATTGCATTTGGATCCAGGGAAACATTTATGCCTAATATGAAAAAATGGTATGTAGAAGATACAGCCAGTTCCGCATTAGGTAGGGCAATAATCTTGCTTAAGGGATCAAATAAAACTGCAACTCAGGATGATATGAAGCGCGTGGAAACTACTGAAAATAAGAGAGTGTATTCACCGCCAGCATCTAGGGCTGCAGCAGTTGAGCAAGCCTTACGCAAGTCATTTGATGACGAAGTAAAGCAAGCAATTAATCCTGAACCTGTTGCCTGGTCCGTTGGTGATGTTGTAGATCAAATAGGATCTAAGACGCCAAATGAACCGCCTGTCTGTTGTGATGCAGGCCACATGCTGAAGCAAGGTGTGTCAAAAGGCGGCAAACCATATTTTGGTTATGTGTGTAAAGGTAAAAACACCGATCATGCTAAATGGGCCAAGATGACTGCAAACGGCAATTGGTACTTTGATGGGTTGGAATAATGGGATATCTTGAAATAATAGATGGATCTGGTTATACCGCTCGATTTGATGACGATGGGGTTCATGTAATTCCGTCAGACATAAAGTGCGATCTATGCGATGACGATCGTATCTTGCAAGATGGCAGGTGCGCTAATTGTTTACAAATTGGCGATGCCTAGTTATGATTACAAATGCGAGTTTTGCCAGACGCAGGTTGAACTTGCATTACCTGTTGACCACGAGGTTCCTGAGTGTGCTGGATGCATGGGGAAACTCAAGCGCCTCTGGTCGGCAGTACCAATTCACTTTAAAGGTGATGGATGGGCAGGTAAATCATGATAATTGATCTGTCTAAAGATGAAGTCAGAGTTTGTACTCAACTAGCAACCGAGCGTTGGTTGACTAAATGGGAATCTATTGATCGGCCTAATTATGCTCAAGGTAAAGCCAATGGCAAACTTGAACACGAACTACTTGCATCTATTAGGGCCAATGTTTGTGAATGGGCAGCAGCCAAGCACTACGGATTAACTTGGAGTGTGCCCTGGTATCCAAATCATGAACACTGGAATCGTAGACATTTACCGGACATAGGGACCACAACTGAAGTTCGATCAGTACGAACTGCCACAGCCATTCCAATATGGGAAAAGGATGAAGATAAGGTTATCGTCGCCACACAATGCCTGGACCTAGAATCATTTTCTCAAGTGTTTGTCTATGGCATGACAATATCAACACCATACATGGTCGACGAATACTTTGATGAATCAATTGGTGGTTGGCGCATACCACTAGATGAGTTTGTGGAATCTAATGGAATCTCAAGTATTTAAATGTAATGGATGCGCTCGCAAAACCGAGTTCATCTGGATGGAACAATACGATGCACCGCTAGGTTTTAAGATCTATCAATGTAAATCATGCGGTTGTATCGGAACTAAGAATCTGGCTGAAGTTGTAGATAATGACACAAAGGTCAGTCGATGCGATCAATGCGGCTCATGGCAATTCATGGGCCAGAAATGTCATACATGCCTGCTGTTGCTGGATACCTAGAAAGGTGGCTTGAAGATGATGATTACAGATTTATGTGTTGTAAATCACTGTCCACATAGTGAGATAATCCTTAAGGTGGTGTTGAAATGATTTCTACCTATATGATACGCTCTAGATCGCATTCGGCTCAAGGCCGAAAAGCCGAGCCCCGCAGGGGGTTGCTCGGAAGGTGCACGCTAGTTGGGCTCGCTCTATTTGTATTTCAAATCTATAGCCTTGATGTAGCAGAATCTCAAACAATTAAAGTAAATACATTAAAACAAATTACATTCCATAAAATGAATTACAACTTCGAACAATTCTATTGTCTTGATGAGATTGTATGGAAAGAATCGCGTTGGAACTACAAAGCCAAGAA